GAAGACAATCATTTCGATATAGCAATAGTAGACCCGCCTTATTTTTCTGGGCCTGAAAAAAGAAGGTATTATGGACGAAAAAATAGCCCAATAGGTGTTAAAAGACTGTATGAAGAATTATCAGAGTGGGAAGTGCCAGCCAAAGAATATTTTGATGAACTTTTAAGAATTTCTAAAAATCAGATCATTTTTGGCGTGAATTATTTTGATTACCCTTTTGGCCCGGGTCGTATAGTTTGGGACAAAGTAAATGGGCGTTCTAGTTTCTCTGATTGCGAGCTAGCATACTGCAGTTTGCATGATAGTACGCGACTGTTTCGCTATATGTGGAATGGAATGATGCAAGGGAAATCAATTTCGGAAGGTCATATTCAGCAAGGAAATAAAAAATTAAATGAAATCAGAATTCACCCGACACAAAAACCGATAAACCTCTACCGTTGGTTAGTCCAGAAGTATGCCAAAAAAGGGGATAAAATACTAGATACTCACGTAGGGTCTGCTAGTAGTCTGATAGCATTTGAAGAGGCAGGGTTTGAATACGTAGGATTTGAAAAAGATCCGATAATGTTTGAAAAAGCAAAAAAAAGGCTTGAAAAATACAAAAGAAAAAGTTTTGAACTTATTTCTTTGTTTGAAGTTGAGGAGGTGGAGTGATGGCATTGACGCTTGAAAGCAGTATTACTGAGCTTATTCTTGAAATTGGTAATATTTTAAATTCTCCTGACAACAGTACAACAACTTTCGCACTTGAAATTCCAAATCAATCTTTCTTTATAGAAATCACAGTAAAACCTAAAAAAGAGGAGATTAAGGAAATAACCTCATATAGCATGAATAAAATCATGAAAGATGAACAATCTGTTTTTGAAAAAGACAATAACTTTCATAAGCAAAAGCAAAAAGAAAAGAAGAACCCTATTTTCAAAAGGAATAAACCAAAGAAATTTTGAGGAGGTAACAGAATGAAACGACCAAAAAGATATCCATACACTAAGAGTCAGCAGGAAGAGACAACGACAGCTGTTTATTCGTATGGCGGTGAAGAATATGTAATGTTTAGAGGTCTCGAAAATAAATTCACAGGAGAAAGAGTAGAGGTGAAATAGATGGATCTACAAAATATCGTCTTCCTCGGTTTCGTGGCCGTTTGGCTGGTTGGCCTTGCATGGGCTTCGATTGTCGTCATTAAAGCCAAGGGTACAAAGAGGGAGAACGAAGCAATGAAAAGACTGATTCGGCAACAAAACGACGTATTGACCGTAACGTTGAATCGTGAAAGAAAACTGAAAGAACAAATGAAAGAGGAAAAACATGGATGAACTAATTAAAAGAATCGAAATTTGGTCAATTGATCGTGGGTTAAATAATCAAGATAGTGGCAAGCAAATCTTGAAACTGGTTGAGGAATTTGGGGAATTGGTCCAAGGCCATCTTAAAAACAACGTTGATCAAATCAAAGACTCAATCGGTGATATGATGGTTGTCATGATTATTTTTTGCCAGCAAGAAAATATTAAAATCAAAGATGCACTGAACAGAACATCTACTGGACTATTCAACGAGCGGCATTTGAAAGACGTCGATAGCTGTCTTAAATTCACACTGCGTCACATCAGCCAACTCGCAGACCGTCCAAGATTTTGGCCTGAATTAGATTTGGCAGCTATCACAGATAGCATAGCAAATGTTGGGGGGCTTACGATTTAACGGTAGAAGAATGTCTTCGAGCTGCTTACGAAGAAATTAAGGACCGGAAAGGGAAAATGGTCAATGGTGTCTTCGTTAAACAGGAGGACATCAAATGACATATGTTGTAAGACAGTATGAAGGCCACTGCATGTGGGAAGGGGCTCATCCAGCGAGAGTGAATGATACAGAGTTCGAAACACTGCATGAAGCCTTGGCCTACAGAGCGACACTGACAGGCATGATTGAAATTTTTAAAAGAGAGGTGATTGAATGAACCTACGAAGTCGCTATGGATATCTTATCCTGGCACTGAAACAGTATCCGTTTGACAAAGAAATCAAGGACCGAATCGAAGAAATTGAAGTACCTTGGAAGCCTTCTGATCCTAACACTGGCATCAAGAGTAACAAGACAGTTACTCCGAAAGCATTATCAGACATCATCAAGAAAGAGTCAGATCCAGAATTGCATCGACTCGAATTGATGAAAGAAGCCATTTCTTCAGTCAAGGTTTTAACTCCAGAAAACGAATGGACTGCAATCAAAGCAATCTACATCGACGGAACTCTAACAGTTGAGGGAGCATCAATCAAATACTTGCATTGTAGCAAGTCATTGACCTATAAAGAGGTCATCGAACCATTCTTCAACAAGCTTGAGAAGAAAATCTTTGAGTTGTCAGCTAACAGCAAATTTAAAATAAATTTGGAAAAAAGTTAAAAATTTGACTGAAATCGTGGAAAAATTTTAAAAAAAGGGTGCTAAAATTGTATTATCGGGTAAAACCGAACCGATGGATCCTTATGAAACGGGTTGGGAGTTAGCTCAGTTGGTAGAGCGGTCGGGTTATGACCGGCGTGTCAAAGGTTCGAATCCTTTACTCCTAATATCAGCCAAGTCAGCACAAGCTGGCTTTTTATTTTTACCTTGGAAGGAGGTGAGTCAATGAACATTGTGGATCCAATCAGGGACAAGGATGATATCCAAGCGATGAAGGAATATCTGAGAGAGTGGAACGAAAGAAACTATCTGCTCTTTTTGTTTGGGATAAATTCTGGTCTGCGTGTGGGAGATATCCTACAAGTGAGAGTCAAGGATGTACAAGGGTGGTACATCAAAGTCAAAGAACAGAAGACAGGGAAGCGCAAGCAACTCAAGATGACAAAGACTTTGAAAAAAGAAATCAGAGAGTACATCAAAGACAAACCACTGCATCATTATCTATTCCAAAGTCGGATAGGTAAGAACAAGCCACTCGACAGACGAACAGTTGATTGGATATTGAAGACTGCTGCAATCGAATGTGGAATTGAAAACATCGGGACGCACTCGATGAGAAAAACATTTGGCTATCACTACTACAAGAAGACCAAAGACGTGGCAATGCTCATGGATTTATTCAATCATTCATCTCCTGCAATCACACTTCGATATATCGGAATTAGACAAGATCAACGAGATAAAGCAATGTCTAATTTTGATTTATAGTTAATAATTAGACATAACGAGGAAAACGCTAATTTGTTTCATCAAATCTCCGTGGTCCATTTATTTTACTAGCTTTTAAATAGTGGTGCGAATCAGACAGAATATAAGATATGTCTAATTCAGAGGAGAAAAACAAAAGTATTTTCAATGAATAGATAAATAATTTCAGAAAGATAATCATGAAAACAAATGTAAATAAAATCAGATTCGCTGTCAGATTCCCATCGTTAACCGAATGGGAAAGATCTAAATCCGAGTGGGATAAATTCAGAAAAGAATATATCAAAAATGAACGGAAAAGAAATAGACGTAAGTACAAAACAAACTCGAGCAGAATTTTACAACTCAGATCAATGGAGGAAGTTAAGACTCGAAGCATTGAACAGAGATCATCATGAATGTGTTTGGTGTCGAGATGAGGGGAGAGTAACAAGGACTCTTCTCGAAGTTGACCACATCAAGGAGCTTGAATACTATCCAGAACACGCATTAGATCTAGACAATCTTCGGACTCTTTGCAAAGAATGCCACAATAAACGACACAATCGATTCCAATTCCGCAAGTCTTCCAGAATGGAAAATAAAAATTTTAGAACTGACGAATGGTGGGGGTGAAAATTTTGAACGAAAAAGTTTTAAGACCCCCCGGTCGAAAAAAATCGAAAAAATCAAGCGCCAGGGAACCGGTGGGAGGGGTCGATTGTCCAAATATTTATCAAAAAAATGAAGGGGGTGGGGGCTAATGGAAGAATACACAGAAAAAAATATAAAAGATTTGGAAAACCAGTTACTTTCTAAAATTGGGAATTTCAGCACACGAAAAAAGGATGCTGTCCAGTACGAGAAAGTCCATCGATATATTTATCTTGTCCGACTGCTTTATGAGTTGAAAGAGAGACTTCATCAAGATGGCCTGGTCATCACCGTGCATAATGGTCAGCAGAGATTCCAAAAAGCGAACTCGCTAATCAAGGAAATCAATACTACCAGCAATCAGCTTTTGGCCATCGAGCGATCTTTTGACTTTGAGATTGAAAATTCACCAGTCGAGAAGAAACCATCATCGGATGTAAGTGATCTATTATGATTTCACATCCTCTGATTGATGACTACATCGAACTTGCGGAATTCGGAAAAATCAAAGTCAATAAAGAACGCTCACTCTTATTCAAAATCATCAAAGAAAAAATCTATCCAAGGGATGATTTATATTTTGACAATAATTTGATTGAAAAATATATCCAGTTCACTGAGAAGAATTTCTTCCCACTGGCCAAGTATCAAAAATTCATCACGCCATTTATTTTTCTTTTTCGGAAAGAGGATGGTGAACCTCAATTTGATGAAATATTGCTGACTCTTGCCCGTGGGGGAGGGAAGAATGGTTTCATGTCCAGTCGAGACGCATTCTTTATCAGCCCTCTCTATCCTGTCAGAGATTACGATGTGACTATTACAGCCAACTCTGAAAAACAAGGGAAGGTCTCATTCGAGGAAGTTTATGAAACGGTTCAGCGAAGAGGACTAGAAGATCATTACTATTTGACAAAGATGTCTATTACAGGCCGAGGGAATAACTCGGTCTTTTCTTATCGGACAAATAATCCGAAGACAATGGACTCAGCTCGTGATGGCTGTCTTGAATTTGATGAAATTCACCAGTTTGAAAATGACTCTGCAGTAAAAATCCAGCGGTCAGGGCTTGGTAAGATTGCCCATGCTCGTACCTTCTACAATGGTACCAATGGGCATGTCCGTGAAGGATTTTACGACAAGATGATTGAGAAATCAATGAAAATCTTGAATGGTGAACTTGAAGAGTTCCGTTTATTCCCGTTTATCTGCAAGTTGGATGATCCGGAAGAAGTAGACGATATGAGCAACTGGCCTAAAGCGAATCCTATGCTGGATGAGACTACACCTTATGCTAAGCGTCTGCTAGCTAGAACGAAAGCTGACTATGATGATTTAGAACTGGAGCCATCAGGCAGACAAGAGTTTATGACCAAGCGGATGAATCTCCCAGAAGCAGACCTCGAGAAAGACGTGACGACTCGTGATAAGCTGCTTGCTACTTTGAGGGACACTGACATTGAGCTTGTCGGAAGGTCGTGTGTGGCTGGTTTTGACTATGCGAGCATCCGAGATTTTGCCTCTGTCGGCTTGCTATTTAAGAACGGCGATGACTTTATCTGGAGGCAACACAGTTTTGCTCGGAAGACGTTCCTTGATGCGTTTAAAATCAAGGCTCCAATCCGTGAGTGGCAAGAGCAAGGGATTTTTACTGTCGTAGATGGACCAAGTATAGATCCACGGTTGCTGGTCGCTAAACTGAATGAGTGGCGCAAGCTATACAATATTGAGCTAGTCTGTGCCGATGGTTTTCGGATGGACTTGCTGAAGCCGTTGCTGGAAGAGGCTGGTTTTGAGTTTGAATTTCTTCGCAATCCAGGGGCTATCCAATCCAAGGTGGCACCGATTATTGAGGATGGATTTGCGAATGAGAGATTTAATTTCGGAAATGATAGGTCAATGCTGTGGTACACAGATAATACCTTCGTCAAGGAAGACAAGGACGGAAACAAGAGGTTCTTGAAGAAGGAACCGGTGAGACGCAAGACCGATGGCTTCCACGCTTTTATTGCCGCCCTCTACAAGAGGGAAATCATCCAGGAAAGCACTGTCGGTGAATTTCTTGATGTGATTGAAGATTGGGATTTTTAGAAAGGGAAACTAAATGAATAAACGAATGAAGAAGAAACAAGCCTTGAATAACGAGGTCAAGCACTTGAAGTCAGAAGTGGCTGTTCTGAAAGGTGAGTTGAATACTCTAAGTCAAGCCTTGAAGCGTCATGAAGATGCTTGCAGTGAAAATATCGAGCAGACGAACAAAGAGTTCGAAGCTATCAGGCAAGATATGAAGCGCTCGAAGAAGTCATTCTTCAAACGATAAGGGATAAGTTCCCGGGTGGGTGGTTGGCATAAAATTTAAGAAAGGAGGAGGTGCCTTGGGATGGCTAAATTTATTCAAGCGTGAAGTTCCGGAACCAAGCTTTGAGTTTGATGAGTTGGAGCGGATTTTTGGGAATCTGCAACTAAAGAGCTTGTCGATCGATAAGGCTGCTGAATTTGTGGCCCGCATCTTCGCAAGGTCAGAATTCAAATACATCGAGAATGGAAAGAAGAAGATTTCTGATTGGGATTACCTGCTAAATGTAAGACCAAACAAGAATGAATCTGCTTCTGAGTTTTGGCAAAAGGCTGTCTATCACTTATTGACCAAGAATGAAGTATTAATTTTTTTGTCGGATGATAATCAGCTATTGATTGCTGACTCATACATTCAACAAAAGTATGCTGTGTATGATGACACGTTCACATCTGTGACTTGTCAGAATTATACTTTCCAAAAATCTTTCAAGATGAACGAAGTCATTTTTTTGCAGTACAACAACAATCGTCTTCAAGAGTATTTTACTCAGTTGTTTAACGACTATGAGAAGCTACACACTCGGCTAGTCGAAGCGCTGGCACGGAACAATCAAATCCGTGGGGTTCTTAGTACAAGGACAAACGCAAGCTTCGACGATAAGAAGCGTGAGAAGATGCAGAGATATGCTGATGGTCTCTTTAAGTCGTTTACAACCAAGACAGTTGCGATTGTACCAGCTCAGGAGGGAATGGAATATTCTGAGCTGACCAACACCACAGGAACTTATAATCTGTCCGTGGATGAGCTCAAGAAACTTCGTCGGCAGTTTGATGATGAAGTTGCTGACATCTTGGGAATCCCTACTGCGCTGATGCATGGGGATATGGCAAACCTTGAGAATAGCCAGAAGATGTTTAATAGCTATTGCTATCAATCGCTTGTGAAGAAGATGAGCGATGGTCTGAACTTCGCTTTGTTAAGCGAAAGCGAGTATAGGGGGAACAAGCGTCTTGTCATCATTGGTGAAGGTCAGAGGGATAAATTCTCACTTGCTCAAAGTATTGACAAGTTGATTTCTTCTGGGTCCATGCTTATCAATGAGGTCCGTGAGGAACTTGGTCTTGAAGCTGTACCGTGGGGCGACAAGCCTCTGATCACTAAGAACTACCAACTTGGTGAGGATGTAGAGAAGGGAGGTGAGAAAGAAGATGAAAGTGATTCCGATTAAGGGAACCATTGTATCGAACGATGATGTTTGGATGTATGATTGGTTCGGTTGGGACTGTACCGCTCCTAAAAACGTCGTACTTCCGGAAACTGGTGAGGACATTGAAGTCCATATCAATTCGGGCGGTGGTGATGTGTATGCTGGCAGTGAAATCTATACCGCTTTGCGGTCCTACTCAGGGAAAGTAGTTGTTAAGATCGTGGGCATTGCTGCAAGTGCAGCAAGCGTCATTGCTATGGCTGGTGACGTGGTAGAGATTAGCCCGACCGCTCAAATCATGATCCATAACGTGTCATCACGAGTCGACGGAGACCACAACACTCTACTGCATGAAGCTGGGGTACTTGAAGGATTTAATAAATCAATCGCAAATGCTTATGTTGATAAGACAGGTAAGGCATTGGATGATTTATTGGATTTGATGAATGAGACGACCTGGTTCGATGCTGAATCAGCAGTCAAGGAAGGATTTGCTGACCGTGTCATGTTTAGTGGGGAGATCGCTCCAACGTTTGCTGCAAGCGAAACTCCAATGATTCCACATGACTTTATCGACAAGATGAAATCAGCAATGACTCCTGATGTTGATAAAATCGCTGAGCTGGTAGCTAATAAGTTAGAAGCTCGACAAATCGCAAGAGAGACTTTTGAAGATAGCGAATTTGTACAGAAAAAATTCAATATTCCAGAAAGTCCAGAAAATAACACAAACGAGACTGTACCGAAAGGGTTCGGTCTTTTTGCATTTTAGAAAGGAAAAATACTAATGACAATGCAATTATCGAACAAATTTGAAAAAAAACGTCAAGAATTTTTAAATGCCGTAACAAATGGAGCACCTCAAGAAGAGCAGGCACAACTCTATAATGAAATGATCGAGTCAATGGCTGACGAAATGATGAAACAAGCTCGTCATGCTGCTCATGAGGAAGTATCAGCAATGAATCTTTATGATGCTAACTTGACTGCTGAAGCTCGTGAGTTCTTCAACAACATCGACAAGACTGCTCCTGTGGGAGTAGAAAAACTCTTCCCACAAGAAACAATCGACCGTATCTTTGACGATATGGTGAAAGCTCGCCCGCTCTTGCAACACATTGGATTGCGGAACGCTGGCATCCGCCTTAAATTCCTCAAATCAACTCAGACAGGACAAGCCGTTTGGGGCAAGATCAACGGGGAAATTCAAGGTCAATTGAAACAAGCCTTCAACGAAGAAGAAGCGATCCAAAACAAATTGACTGCATTTGTAGTCATTCCAAAAGACTCTGAAAAATTCGGCCCTGCTTGGTTGCAATCATTTGTATCCGCTCAAATCACAGAAGCGTTCGCTGCTGCTTTGGAAGCTGCCTTCTTGAACGGTGACGGAGACGGCAAGCCTATCGGTCTTTCTCGTACCCTCACTGGAACTGCGGCTGGCAATAAAACAACTTTTGCAGAAAAAGAGGCCCAAACTACGAACCTTACATTTGCTGACTCTGCGACAGTTGTCAAAGAATTGACTACGGTGTACAAACATCACTCTGTTAAGTCTGACGGCAACCCAGTGGCAGTTGAAGGAAATGTCGTGATGGTAGTTAACCCAGCGGATGCATGGGATGTCAAGAAACAATACACTTCCTTGAACGCTCAAGGAACGTATGTAACTGCAATGCCGTACAACTTGATCTTGGTTGAATCAGTTGCTCAAACCGCTGGTAAAGTGACTACATTTGTAAAAGGTCGCTACGATGCATTTGTTGGTGGCGGAATCGAGTTTGGTCGCTTCACTGAGACTTACGCTCTCGAAGATTTGAACCTCTACACTGCTAAGCAATTTGCTTACGGTAAGGCTCACGATGAAAAGACTGCTGCTGTCTGGGTATTGAAAATTAAATAATAGGTGGTGACACCGAATGGAAGACACAAAAAAATTTCATCCGCTTCTAGGGACATTCAAGGAGCGGATGAAAATCTTTCATGATGCCGAAGACGGGAATCTTTCAAGGATGTTAGTTTCATCCGAGAAAGCAATTCTCGACTTAACAGGAGCTTTTGATTTGTCAGATTCTCGCACTGAAGAGCTTGTTTTGGAACGTGCAAGATATCTGTACAATGATCAGGTCGAGTTTTTCTTTGCAAATTTTCAAGGAGAACTCCTTGAGTTATCACTTCAAAATCACCCAATAGGAGGAAAAGAGTGCTAGAAACAATCCAAGATTTCTTTGACTTGAAAGAAAATGTTGTCCGACACGTTGGAGACATTTTTGAAGTTGATGATGATCGAAAAAACGAATTGATGAAGAAATTACCTGATTTTGTGAAAGAATACGATTTAGTAGCTTCGGATAATCCAAACGAAGATGTAGTTGTGGAAGATGAATAAGCCTGAGTTTAAATACAAGAAACCAGAAACCAATACAAGTGAATTAAGAACTCCAGTAGAGTTTTATAACTCAAAAGTACTTGAAGGATTAGATGGCCGGGATGTGAGCTTTGAGAAAGTATTTTATACATTCGCAAAAATCTACTCACCTAGCTTAAAGGATATCGAAATTTCAACAGGAAAATCAATGACTGCAAAGATGACCTTAAAAATTAGAGATCCTTTAACAAGCTATCAACCTGATAATAAGCATTTTGTACAAGTGAATGATCACCGATTAGAAAATAAAAAATGGCAGATCATTGACATTCGACCTGACTATGACAACCGTGATTATTTAATTGTTGTTATTGGTGGGCAAAATGACTAGTGGTGCTACATTAAGAGGCTTCGATGAAGTCATCCGGAATTTAGAAGCAAAGCTTGGCGATGCAAAAGTAAGAAGATCCGCAAATAGAGCCTTGAAAGGCGCAGCAACTGAAACACTTGAAGACTTTAAAGTCGCACTACAAGTTTTCAAAGATACCGGAGAAACAATTGAAAGCGCAACAGTCGGAAATGTAACGGGTGCTTTTGAAGGAGTGCCAATGGTTAAGCTTGGTTTTGGCGCTGGATCACGTTGGCGGTTGGAGCATTTGAACGAATTTGGATATGCCAAAAAGGCCCATCCAAGAGGATTCGGTGTTATCAGAAGATTTTCGGAAGCCAACAAAGAAAAATTTAAATATAGGTTAGCAACTAAATTGAAAGGAGAAGGGCTTGGATGATTAAAGACAAGATGTCAGAAATATATGATGCTCTGATGAGCGATGAAGAACTTTCTAAAATCACTATCAAATCATTTGAGCGTCCTGAAACCTTACCAACAAATCAGACAAGTATTGTTATTATCCCACTAGGGCCACCTATCCAAAGTGACAAGGGAAGTAATACAAGCTTTTCAAAAACATTTCTTTATCAAATCAACGTTGAATCGATTAACCGAATTGAATGCAAAAAATTGCAAGGGCTAGTCGAAAAGGTGATGGAATCGCAAGGATTCTACCAAATTGCTGGGGGTCTAGATGAATGGATCCCTGAAATCAAACGCTATGCAGATGCTAGGACCTATAAAGGAAAGAGCAGACTGTATGACGATTATTAGAAAGGAAATTTAATATGACACAACAAAAACAAGGTACAGCGACAGTCGGTTTTAAAAGCTTGACAGTTCGCATTTTGGATGGGAACCAGACTCCAACTGATGGAGAAAACCTCTTTATCATCCAAGGTAAAAAAGGGGAAGGTGCCACTCAAACAGCTAAGATTTCTGGTCTTGCTGCTGATGCTATCAAATCATTCGGAAGCAACATTGCTTACCACGTAAACAATCGTGGGGTTGGAGATGTTAAGGTAGATCTCGGGCTCTTGGATATTCCAGTAGCGCTCTACGTTAAAGCTCTAGGTTACGAGGACGACGATGGTATTCTTGATTTCGGAGCTGACACAGTTTCAAAAGACGTTGCAATCTTGCTAGAATCAAATACTGCAGATGGCAGTGGAGCTTACTATGGTTTTTACAAAGGAAACCTAGCAATGGATGCTATTGACCTCAATACGCTCAAAGAAAAAGCTGATGAACTTGCTACTACAAACGTATCATTCGCCGCAGGCGCAAGTACCAATGAGAACACTAAGAACAAATATGGAACAATGTACTTTGGTAGCGATGAAACAAAAATCAAAAAAATGAAAGCGAAACTCGGTATGGCAGTAGCAGGCTAAAATAAAACAGGGGCATCTAGCCCCTTTGTTTTATTATCTTAATAAGAGAAGGCACCGCAAGGTGCTTTTTAATTTAGAAGGGAAAACAAAATGGCTAAAATTACATTCACTATGAAGAATGAGAAAGGCGAAGATGTCCTATACTCCAGTAAAGAAATCACTACTCGTGACTATCGTGACTATCTTGTGCTCAATGACTCGCTTACGTCTGAAAAGTCAGAAGTTGAAAAGTTGGACCAACAATTGAACTTTATCGCTTCGCTTTTTGAAAATGTCACAGTCGAACAATTGCTGGAGCACACAGACTTTGCGAAAATCATTGACGTATTTACGGACATCTACGCACATTTAGTAGGTGATGTTGACCCAAAGGGGAAACAATAGATCCCAAAGATGCTTTAAAGCATTTTTATAAATTTGTCAAAAACGTCTCTAATGGTCCGTATAATATGAGTATCAATGAAGTTATGGATATTAGCTGGGCTGACTTAATCGGTATCGTCGATACAAGTAGCGATCCTGAAGACGAAACTCCGCTAGATATAGCAGACATATTTGACGGGATATAAAGTAAAGCCTTATTAAAGGCTTTTTTATTTCGAAGGAGGAAAAATGGCAGGTGGAACGCCACTAGGACAAATGTATATCGAACTAGGGCTGGACGTGTCAAAGTTCAATCCTAGCTTAACAAGTGCAAAGAATGCAGTGAAGTATTTCCAAAATAACGTCAAGGCACTCGACAGCACTTTAAAAAATAATGGTAAGAGTACAGAATTGCTTAAAGCTAAATATAAGTCTTTAGGCCAAGCCATTCAAGCACAAAAAAAGGTACTCGATCAAATGAAGCAGAACTTTGATAAGCTTGATCCAGGATCTGCTAAATTTGATAAAGCCGCTGCGGACATTGAGCGTGAGAATGCGAAGTTGGCAGCAATGGAAGGCCAATTGTACAAAGTCGAACAAGCCTTAAAAGCTGTAGGCCGTGAGAATAGCTTTTCAGGAAAGATGGAAGCTTTAGGGAAGAATCTTGTTAAAAGCGGAGAGCATATCCAGAACTTTGGTAAGAAAGTATCTGACTTCGGTGGGACGCTAACAAAAGGAATTACTGCGCCACTTGTGGCCAGTGCTGGATTTGCTGTCAAGGCGGCAGTAGATTATGAATCAGCTTTCGCTGGTGTAAGAAAGACCGTAGATGCTACAGAAGGCGAATACAAAAAAATGTCTAGTGCAATTCGTGAAGCATCAAAAGTGATGCCAGCAAGCGCAGTAGAAATTGCAAAAGTAGCAGAATCAGCCGGACAACTTGGTATCAAGAAAAAGAATATCGTAGACTTTTCAAAAACTATGATTGACCTTGGCGAATCGACCAACATGACTGCAGATGAGGCAGCAACCTCTCTCGCTCGTTTGGCCAATATCACGCAAATGCCTCAGTCAGAATTCAGGCGACTAGGATCAACAATCGTTGACTTAGGAAACAACTTTGCAACGACTGAATCGGAAATTGTCGAAATGTCTCTACGACTTGCCGGGACTGGACATCTTGTTGGTTTAACAGAACCACAAATTCTTGCTCTAGCAACAGCTATGAGTTCTGTAGGTATCAATGCCGAGGCTGGGGGTAGTTCTTTCTCCCGTGTTATGCAAAAAATCAATACTCAGGTCCTTTCAGGAGGGGACAAACTCGAAAAATTTGCAAAAGTCTCCGGGATGAGCGCTGAAAATTTCGCAAAATCATGGAAGACGGAACCACAAATTGCCATGCTTGCATTTTTGGACGGGTTAAAAAAAGTCAAAGCATCGGGTGGTGATGTAACCCAAACATTGAAACAACTTGGGATTAAATCTACTCAAGAAATCGATACCATGCAACGCATGGCAGGTGCAGGAGATCTCTTGTCTCGGGCACTGAAGACTGCTAATGGAGCATGGAAAGAAAATAATGCACTTACCACCGAAGCAAAGAAACGATACGAAACAACAGAATCCCAACTTAAAATCTTTAAGAATCAGATTACTGACTTAGCGATTGAATTTGGCGGCCCTCTAATAAAAGCGATGAACTCCGGTTTACAAGCCGCTAAACCGTGGGTGCAGAAGTTAGCCGATATGGCTAAGGCTTTTAGTGAAATGAGTACGGAACAACAGCAAAATATCATCAAATGGGGCTTACTTGCCGCTGGAGCTGGTCCAGCTCTATCAATTCTCGGTAAAGGTATCGGAGTAATCGGAGGAGTCACAAAAGGCATCGGTTTTCTTACGCAAGGAATTGGTAAGGTAGGAGGGGGATTATCACTTCTAAGCAAAACCTTCCAGCTCTTTAAACAAGGAAGTAGCTTGACGGAAGCTTTTAAAACAGCAAGTGCTGGAATAGCTTCAACAGGAATGGCTGCTGAAGGGGCTGCTGCAAGCACTGGGACACTTGCTAAAGGAATCGCAATGCTTGGAAGCCCAACTACTTGGGGTGTCCTCTTGGGAGGCGCTGCACTGATAACATTTGGTGTGATTGCCGAAAAGATTCATGAGGCAAATGTTCGAACGGAGCGTTGGGGAACATCGGTATCCAAGCTTCAGGACGAGCAACTAAGTGGGGTCAAGAGAAAAGTTGATGAAGCCAATAAGGCTATGGTCGAATTTGGGACCAGTGCTGGAAGCGTCGATAACGTAAAATCTTCGTTCGAAAAGCTTAACAACGAAATTGATAAGCTAATTGATGAGAAGAAGAAAAAGCTAGAGGCACTTGCGAAAGAAGTCGGCATGAGTGATGAGGTTCGCAAAAGCCAGGAATCGCAACTCGAACAAACAAAAGATAATGTTCGAAAGATGACGGACCAGGTCGGTAAAATCTATCAAAATGCAAAAGATCAACATCGTGACCTAACACGAGAAGAAAAAGCAGTCGTACTGGACATCCAGAACCAAATGATTAGTGAACAGCTCGATCTGATGAATATCTCAAAGAGCAAGAAACAAGCAATCATGCAAGCTATGAATGGGGATGTCAAGAACATGAACGAGCGCCAACGGGGCGAAGCGCTTGATGTTGTTTCAAAATGGATCACAGATGAGCAAAAACTTTACGAGAAACGAAAGAAAGCCATCAAAGATGCATATAAGAATGACGACTCATACGAAGGTATCAAGGAACGGAATCAAAAACTAGAAGAACTCGAAAATGAACACTTAGCCAAGAAGCAAGCCTACCAGCAGAAATATATGGAGTTAGAGAAGAATTTTATCGATAACTACAATGGACGCTGGACCAAAGAGGCACTAAGCGGAGTCCATAATCGAATGGCAGCACTCGGCCTTGATTGGAAAGAGTTTGATAAATACATGCGGACTGCTGCTGATACGGTCCAAAGTACATCAGGTATTATTGCTCGTTCGATGACTAACATGAGCAAAGAAACCGCAGAAGCTAACACAGTCTGGAATTCACTTGTCTTTGATGAAAAAAAAGGTGAAGTTAAAACCAACGCAAGAGAAGAAGTGGCTAAAGTCCTCGAGGCTGAAAACGGATGGAATTCTATCGAATTTATTTTAAAAAATGCCAATATTGAAACTAATGCGAAAATGCTTATTGGAGAAGCGTTAGTAGAGACCGGGAAATGGAATGATCTCACGGTTGAGCAAAAAGAACTTGTGTTAGAAGGTCACAAAGGAATGCAAGCTATACTTGAGAATAAGCAAGCCTTGCAAGAATGGAACGGCCTTCCAGCGGAAGTCAAAGAGCTCTTGATGAAGAACGAAGCGTTCTTGAATAGTGGGAATCTTGCCATCTCTACCTTGCAACGATGGAATGAACTAAGTCCTCAACAAAAAGAACTTATTGCTAAAGATTTGGCAACTGGGGAAGTTACGAAAGTGAAGGAAGCCCTATCCCTTTTAGTTGGGATGAATCCAAATATTCCAATCAACGCTAAAGACAACGCAAGTCAAATCATCTCGCAAGTAATCAATGACGCTCTAAATATTCCAACAGAAACCAATACAAGCCTCAATGCAGATGCATCGGGTGTAGAAATCGGAAGAAACAAGGCCCTTGAAGCGTTTGGAATGGTCAACGCCTTCCAAGTACCTACCAAACCAATCACGGCTGATGCAAGTAACGCAGTTGCTCAAGGTCAGTCTGCAATTAACAAACAGACCGAGTGGAACAACACGCCTTCGCCAACCAAGAACTTAACTGGGGACTCGTCCAATGCAGTGAGTGCTGGACAATCTGCAATCAATAAGCAAAACGAATGGAACGCACTGTATAGCCCGACCAAGTATATTACAGGAGATGCGTCAAGTGCCATTAATGCAGCTAATTCAGCAACCTCAACAATTAATGCTATACCTGCAAGTAAGCACGTTTCCATTTCAGCATCTGTTTTGGGGCTTGGTGCAGCCGCAAGGATTTTGGGATTAAAAGACGGGACAGACTACCACGAAGGTGGTTTTGCAATGGTCAACGACCAACGCAACCCTGTCTACAAGGAAATGGTAACTCTACCAGATGGAAGTAGCTTCATCCCAGAAGGCCGGGATGTAGTATTGCCTCTTCCTCGTGGGTCTAAAGTCTTGCGAGCAGATAGGACCAAACGATTGATGCAAAAACTTGGTATTCCTAAGTATGCGTCTGGTATTGGTATTCCCGAAGATGCGAAATTTCTGAAAGAAATGGAAAGGGCTGGGCAACAAATCGTACTTAAGGAAAATCCACAACATAGCTATAATGGGCAAAACATTGTTGCTGAGATTGCATTTCTAAGATCAAGTTTAGAAAAGTTATTGACTGCCATCCTTGAGAAACCGTCAGAAACTTATCTAGATGGCAATGTTTTGGCTCAAAATAGCTACCAACGCTATTCTAAAATCATGGCAAGGGAGGGAATCTAATGTTCAACATGATTATTAATGGGTTTGACACTGGATCAATCCCAAACTGCTATGTCACCGATTACGGTGAGGAGCAAATGGCTCAGCCACGTTTTGACAATAATACGATTTATGGGGCGAATGGAGACTATCCTATCTACGATGGAGCATATGATGGCTACGACAAAACTGTCAGCCTGTATGTGGTGAAAGAAGAAGAGGTCCAGAAAATCCTCGAGCAATTCAATCAGCAGAATAACGTAGTAGAGTTTGGGCATCGACCAGGCTCTATTTTTTATGCTGACTACGCTGGCTCAAGTTTCAAACAGAACGGCATCCATGCTTGGTCACTAGAAGTCAAGTTAAAGATGCATCCTTTCCGTTATCAGAAAAACAATACGGAAGTCGTATTGAAAAGTAATGGGACCGTTACGAATCCTGGTACGGTCTATTCCGAACCAGTCATCATGGTCGAGGGAAATGGTGATGTAACGCTTACGATTGGTAAACAAACCATGCAACTCAAGCTGGACACCAAGGCTACTATCGATTGCCGTCACAAACGTCAGAAAGTTTATGACAAGAACGGAAATTTGAAGAATACTCTTCGTACTCGAGGTGGATTCTTCGAAATTCC